GATAGTTGTCCGCCTCTTCCTCACTTGGTTGGTGGTACTCTCCCTTGTTATAATCAAAGAAGATACCGGGTACACTCTTGAAGTCTTTGTCTATACTAACAACGATAGTCTCTTCATCCATCGCTTTGTCAGTAGCTAATATAGATATAACATCATCTGCTTCAAGGTTCGCCCACAACACACCACCTAACTCGTCGATGATCCACTGCTTTACTTGTCGTAAGATGATGGGCAGTCGGGACTTAGCACGATTAGCTTTGTATTCAGGATTTAATTTACGACGGAAGTTCGCACGGTCTGATAGACACAGCACTACATTCTCCGTCTTTAAGTTCTCTTGGAACTCTACGATCCTATTAACTACACGTGCTTTAGCTAGTGCCATGTCTGCGTGTACAGTCCACAGCTCGTCCTTCCAATGTATAGATTCTTCGGCGACCACTGCTGCCTCGAAAGCGAGGACATCAGCGTCGATCAGCAATGTTGTTTTGGTTTTACTCATAGTAGGCACTCCAGTTGTTTTGGTACTTCTTGTATTTTGATTTACTTGGGTTGTCAGGGTACAGCTTGATCGTCTTACTCTTTATCAAGTATCTAGGTATCATCCACCACTCCTTTAAAGGAGATATATAAATACCTACAACATCGATGTCATCAGACATATGTCCTTTGAAACTTGCTCCGCACGATGAGTTGACTGTGTAAGCAGACTTGTTTCGTACTGATGTACTTTTGATTTGTACCTTTAAGTCTCCGGCTGGGCAGTGAACAATGAAGTCCCAAGGCATCGGTGTTGTAGGGGTGTGTGGTTCAAAGTCACGCTCTAAACATTCTGCGATGAACCGTGTCTCTGCTATCGCTCCTATTCTTTGTGCGTTTGAACTTGGCATCTTATCGTTGTGTTGTTGTCTCCAGTCGTAGTTAACTGTAAGGTCTTGTGTATCATAGACATTGGCAAGGGTAGTGTACATATCATATTCTATCTCTGTCATTAATGTGTCTCCGCCCAGTTGTTGCCGATCTTAAACTCACCGTCTAAACGTACATTCAGCTTCAGTTGTTTACCTGCGTGTTGTATAGATTCAACTGCTAACTTACCAAACGTTTCTGCTTTATCAGGTGTTACCTCTGCTTGGAACTCGTCGTGTATGTTAGCTACGAATGCATACTCTCTACCGTGTTGCCATCTTAATCCGTTCAGTAAATGAAACAGTTGGATCAGTGCTACTTTCATAACGACTGCACCCGCTGATTGTAATAACATGTTCAAGGCTGCGTGACTACTGCGTATCGGAAGGATGCGTCCGTCTAAACCGATCAACTCTCCACCGTGTTTTACTTTTCGTTGTACATCAGCTTGAAGACGAGCGAGTGCTGGTAGACTGCTAAAGAACTTACGCTTTAGTCGTTGACCAAGCTGTGCGTTACCACCTGCTATGTTCCCTATCTTCTCGTCACCTGCTCCGTACAACAAAGCATAGATGAATGTCTTAGCTTGGTCCCTTGTTTCTAAACCTGCAGCCTTTTGATTGACGGTGTGTACATCTCCTTCCGTTACGATCTTAGCGTACTCTCCTCTGTCGTAGAACGCCATGTAGTGGGCAAGCATACGAAGCTCAAGTCCAGATGCATCACACCCTACTAGCTTGTATCCGTTACGCACTGTGAATAACTCACGACATTTCTCTCCGTATTCTAACCGTGAGCTAGGTACTTGTGCTAAGTTTGGGGAACTATGAGTACATCTGCCTGTGACTGCTCCGTTGGTGTTTACTTTACCGTGTAAGATTCCACCCTTCTGTAGTTTTAACCATGCGTTCTGCCCTTCCGACAACTGACCAAGTCTCTTAGTTACCATCAAGTAATCCAATAAATCCTTAGCTATCGGATGATCTATACTACTAAGTGTCTGCTCATCTATCTTTGGTTTAACTCCGTCAGATTCAACAGGAAGTTCTATACCTAAATCACTAAACACTTCTTTTATTTGTGGTCTGCTTCCGGGATTGAATGGTTCTACTTTTTCTTTGAGGTCCATCTTAACAGCATCGTTAACATAAGCTAACTTCAGCTTGGCTTCTCTTAACTTCTCACGAAGTAGTCCCTTGGTTTCAGCTTGGTATAAAGTACCTTCAGCTTCTACCTCCCAACCCTTAGCTGTCTTCATTGTTGTAATCTTAGGTGGTACTTTCTTTTGTAGTTCATCTAAGAGTCCAGCTCTTCTCATTATCAACTCAGCTTCTAGTAGTTCTGCTTTATCTAAGTCGAACTTAAACCCGTGTCGCTCTTGCATCGAGATAACAAACTTGAACCAGTGTTCTATAGCTATCATCTCTTTGCTGGGGTTCTGCTTGAATAGATAATCATACAGCAACTGTGTAACGATAACATCACGCTCACAGTACTTACGCATCTCATCATTGTACTCATCGAACGCTCCGTCTTCCTCTCCGTACGTCAGCTTCGTTGCTTTACTCATCCTGTGTCCCCACGCTTTCAACGAGTGACTACCAACGAGTGCTTTGTCGAAGTTGTTTCTTCCGAAGTCATCGTTCCGTAGATCAGGAAACACACATCGACTAACAACAAGTGTATCTAATACTTTAATGAGTGGTGGTGAGAAACCGTACAGCTTCTTGAGTGCTGGTATATCAAAGTCGATGACGTTGTGTCCGACGATACGCTCTGCTTTCTGTAGCTCTAACAATCCACGCTCTATACTTTCCCCGTGAAACGTCAGCATCTTCGGCATCATAGGATCGTAGATAGATAGACAGTGTACGGTGTGAAGGTCTGAGTAGGTGGACCAATCGTTAATGGCGTTGGTCTCTATATCAAAGAATAGTGTTCGTGTCATATTTAGAATGGGTTATTGGTTTCATCATTTGTTGGTTTAAACACATCAGGAGTATATCGTCCAGTGTCTCCACTATAGTAGAGTGTATCGCAGTGTCCTGTTTGTCCGCTGAATCTATTCTTCAGTACTCGGACTCGTGTCTCGTTGCTTATTGTTTCGCTTTGTTGGTTACGTTCCAAGCCGATCACCATGTCCGACAGCTGTGCGATTGCTTGGCTACCTCTTAGGTGGTGCAGACTTACTCGTCCTCCCTCTTCGTGTCCACTATCGACACGCTTCAAGTGGCTAACAAGTACCATACCACACCCTGTCTCTTCAACAAGACTCCTAAGTTTAGTCATGGTGTTGTCGATCAGTCGTCGCTCGTCGTCTCCTTGGATACCACTAACAACAATCGATAGGTGATCTAAGAATATCCACTTACAATCGTAACCTTTTACCAAGTACTTTATTTTACCTAGTAAGTTGTCGCTATCCATACTACCGAAGTGATCGTAGGTGTAGAAGTTTCCGTTACCTACCGTCTCTTCAAACGCTGGTCGCAGTACCTCCTCACTTGTATCGTCTTCCTCAAGGTGGATAGGTTTGTTAATGTGAATACCCATGATACCAAGAGCTGTGCGTCGTACCGATTCTTCAAGAGCTATGTATCCTACCTTCTCGTTAAGTCCAAGTATGTGGTGTGCTATCTCTCTACAGAACAACGACTTACCGATGCCACTACCAGCACACACAGTAACAAGTTCTCCTTGTCTTAGTCCTAGTGTCAGCTCGTTCAGTCCGGCATACGGATACGGTATAGACTTACTGTGTTCTCTATCAGCGATAACATCCCACAGTTCTTTACCGTTTACGATACCGTCTGGTCTGTACTCACGTGCGTCGAACAAGCAACTGACTAACTCCTTTGCTCGTCCAGCGACTAGCATATCGGATGGGTCTTTCAGTGGTATCTCTGCGATGTACGCTTTGCCGGGTGTTAAGAGGGCGGCACATTCTGCGGCTCCCTTACGTCCGACATCATCCATATCAAAACAGAAGACCACTTGTTCGTACCTGTCTAACCAATCGATAGCTTGAGCTACATATTTCTTAGCTGCTCCTGCTCCGTTCGGTACAGATACGACGGGCCACTTGTTATCCATAGCTTGGCTAGTACTAAGAGCGTCGATCTCTCCTTCCACTACAATGACACGACGACCGCCGTCTCGCCACAGGTGCTGACCGTACAGTCCTAGTAGTTCACCTTTTATGTGGAACTTCTTGTTAGGTGTACGAATCTTTTGTCCGCACGTCTTACCGTCTCGTGTCTTATAGTTAGCTATCTGTACAGGCTCACCATTATACACACCGCACCAGTACCCCCACTTCCGACAAGTATCTTCGGTGAGGTTGCGTCGTGCTATAGCTTCTGGTTTTCCTTGTACATAATCTCTCGGTGTTGAGGAAGGCTTGGTTTCGTTCTTCATTCTTCCGGCTCCACGATGATCGTCGCAACTGAAACAGTGGGTGCTACCGTCGTCGTTAGTGGAGAGAGCGTCTGAACTTCCGCACTTATCGCAGGGTTGGTGGGTGGTTGTGAAAGCCATGATTTAGGTATAGTTTTGTTTGCATATTGTATGTTTTTCTTTTCGCACCAAGCAGCGTAGGTGGTGTTGCTTCCTTTACGAATCTTATTAAAAGCATTCATAAATACTAGTCGTATGTCTAGGTGTGGATGTTGGGCTTTGACTAGTAAATGCTTTGTTCTGTCCTCGACTGTCCACAAACCTTTAGCTTCTATGATGATGCCGTTAGGTAGTATGAAGTCGGGAGTATAAGTTGCCGTTTTAGTGTACTCTAACTGTAACGTTTCGTATTGGAAACTAACACCACCACGCTTAAGTTGGTTAGCTAGTGTAGCTTCAAATCCGGATCGATAATTAGAAGTTCGCTGTGAGCGTCGTTTCTTCTGTCTCTTCCGCATCAAATGCTCCGGTCAAGTCTTCACCTCCATTAGCGATGTATCCTTCTT